TTTTTTTTTTTAACTTCGTACAGTACACAGCATTTCTACTTGACTGCATAAATATAATATAATGTCATATGTCCTGCCTTAGAATATTACAGGAATGGGGGCATTCCACCCGCACATAAGTTCGCATCAGATATGAATGTCAACGTTGGGCAACTAGCGTTAAGCGTCAACCCACGGAGTGATCCAATCCTTTTCATAATCACCAGTTTGATTGGGATTGCTAGGAACGGAACCGACCCCACGGTACCCTGCTAAGCATGATACTATGCATTCGTTCCATCTAAACATATCAGATGTCATTGAATTGAGGAATGCGTAAATACTAGTCCTAAATTTAGCTTTCCTCACAGGAGGAGCTTTGTCAACACGGAAATGAACCATAAATTCTCCTTTCCATGGATTAGAGAAGCATGGTCTTACCATGTTGATATAACCAAATTTCGAATAAGCTTCATACATCAATTCAATAGTTTCCCAATTAACCTCTTTCAAAGTTAACAAGCAGTTCTTAACATACTTACGATTTTTAATACATCTTCTGATCATGCCATGGCCAATGTTAATGTCATCGAACTTGGTCCGACTGCCGACAATATCAACATCGTCATGTTGTAAATCAAAGAAATTTACAGGAACATAATCATTTGCATCTGCCTCAACAATCTTAATACGTTGATCCTTAGCTATATATGGACAAAATTGCCCTGTATCCCTAGCTGGACGCTGAGATACACATACAACAGAATCGCAGAATTTAATTGCTGAGGCTGCACATGCACCTGGGTGCGATCCAAGATCTAAAACATTGCAAAAGCGAATGCCAAAATATTTGATCGCAAATTCAAACCGTGCAGCATGAAAACCATAACATTGATCGGGCTGACTATAGGGCGACATTTTCCTCACCAAAGAACGATGTCGTTTGCCCGCAAGTCCACTGCATTTAACAGCGACGTCATTAGCAAAAGCCGAAGCTGTGCTATACGCCACCATATCCATGTCATGGTTGTCAGGATCAAACTCCACCAGCTTTGGCTTTGCGGGCCAAACGACACGCAAGTTTTCAGGAATAGGCACTCCATAAAGCTCTTCAATGAAGCTTATTTCTGGCACGGTTGGAAATTTTGAAGGAAGAAGACTTCTATCAAAACTTCTCCAAGGATGCTTCTTAAAAGTTTCGTCATCAATATCAATGTAGTCAATATGATATTCACGCTTGAATCTTCTAAGTAAATCGTAACATATGTCACGAACGGAGGAATTAAAAGGATTATCCAAAAGATGACCAATGACACGTTCAACGGCAATGACAACATCAGGACGTTCCCTACGGCGAGGGTCCATTTCTTCTGGCATCAGTAATCTAGAATGTGTCTCAACACTGTCTCTAAAAACATAATAATTATTATTACGATAATGTATATGTTTTGAAAGAAAGTCAACATCACCAATATATCTTGAAGAATGGATGTGCTTAACAACCAAACCAAAATCATGGTACATATTGACCAGCATACGGTCGGTTATATGATCAGGAACCAACATAAAATTATCATCACCGTACAGTACGTGAAGTATATCTGCTTTAAGTCGACGCATAATACACCTAAAGATGATCTCATGCAACAAAGTGTTATCATTTGCTGTATTAGCCCATCCACTACGCATACCCTGTAATACCTGAAACATATGTCCCATGGGCATTAGAATAATCGCATGTAGCATGTCCTGAAGTATAACCCTAAACCTATCTTTATAACTCTTTTCCACTTCGCACTTATCCATCAATTTTATATAAAACCGCATAAGCTGTTTCATAACGGATGGATGCAATTTAGTATCCCATCCGCTGATGTCCAAAGAAACGTAGCGAAAACCACTAGGCGCATAACCTCTGTTAGCCTTAAAAAGTCTAGCAAATTTTCCTGCACCGTCATTCATCCACGAAAAACCAACTCCACACCACACGAAACATCTGTTCATGAATCTACTCCATGATTGAATTAGGAGCATAGAAATAAGTAACGATGCGTAACCACTATACACAATAAGACGAGCGGAATCAGCAGCATCAATATCTTGCATCTTCGCTCTCCCTGTTGTGTACCAAACATGCTCTCGCATGTATCCTAGAAATTCATCATCATCATCTAACATCCTATATGCATGGGAAACAGCTTCCCTATGAACGTCACGTTTCTTAATACCTTGACGAAAAGGATAACCAGCGGCAGATGTTAAATCGACTTTTAAATCGGAAAAACGTCTGCACTCAACACTGTCCTTTATATCCCGCTTCAACAAATCAAAATCAGCAGCAGAGAAAACTTCTTCAAGTAAATCATCTACAGCTTCTTCCAACTCATCCTCAGGAACTTCTTTTACAACTGGTTCAGCGAATTTTTCAATGTAATCGCATCGCAGTTGTAAAGTCGCATTGGTACGTTTGTATGTTGCAAAAGCTTGAGTACTTTCGCGCGGATAATATCTGTCATAAAACCTTTTAATGAAAAAATCAACTGGATGCAAAACACCTCCAGCGTTGTTCAAAAAAGGACCTTTACAACCTTTATAAATTAGGCCTGTACCTTCAATAAATTTTTTAAATACCTCCTTAGCTTTAACCCTCAGTTCTGAGCATGAGGGTTGCTGGGGTAAAAACACGATAATCTCACCACCTGTTGCCCAAACAATAACTATAAAATTACAGAATTTGTTAAGATCAATAGATGGAGCATAAAGATCGAGTTTTACGAGTTCTTCATTATAATCATCTCTGAACATCTCATAAATGTAGATGACAAAGAATATATGTAAAAACCATAGTGTGTAACGAGGTCTATTCACCTTCCCCGGAATTTGAAAATCAGAATCCATATTCGTAATCATTTATAGTCAATGCTATACTCATAAATAAATCACAAATAG